TATGATGGAGTCCTGGATCGTGTACCGTGGGCGTCGAATCACTGAATCAATCAACGCATAGTTCGCATTGAGCGAATCAGCCGAGGGGTTAGCACCGGAGGCCCACTGACGGATATTGTAGTTCGTCGTTCTGGCGGATGGAGCCGTCTGACCGAAAGCCGTGGCCGAAAGAACCGTGAGAAGTAGAATTGCTCGTTTCATAGTCCAGTCCCGTATGCACTTCCGTATGATGACCCATAGCCGGTCACAGAGGGCCAGCCGACCCGTATGTCTGCTTCTTCTAGGTTGAGGACGATCCTCCGGCCTATCTCAATCTCACCTTCCCATACGCTCTCGAACTCTGGATGCCTGTCCACAACCCGAACGTCCACCTCGGTTACAGTTCCCCCGATTCCCGTATAGACGTACGAGCCGATATACTGGTCGTTGCTATTCAGGAATAGCCCAATACTCTCTAGGGTGGCGGCGGTCGTGATTATGCCGAGGTCTATCGTGAACAACCGACGAAACCCCGCCTTCTTCGACCGCTTCGACCCGTTGAGGTATATCGGGTACAGTTCAGGGAACACCGTATGCCCGTCCGTGGGCATGAAGCCCTTCACGGACAAGGCATTCGATACGGTGAACGAGGTAGAGCCATATTTGAGCGTGATGCTAGGCATTACGTCCAGAGTCCGCCAAATGCCGCTAGGGTCATCTTGCCTTCGGCCTTGAGCGTCATGGTCTGCACATCATCCGAATCAGCCGCGTTCGTAATGTTCAGACTGATACCAAGCACCGAATCGAACGAGGCGATACGTCCGTCAGCGAACGTCAGTTTCCAGTCCACTTCACCCAGAGCCGAAAGACTGTCAGCCGCCGGAATTTCCACGACCTCATTGACTCCGAGGACTTCCGCCTCGAACGTCACATGGACCGCGTAGGCAATCGACCGCCCGTACTGGTCCGGGGTCGAGAGCGTCTTGGCCCGGAACTTGGAATTGCGGAAATGTGTCACGGTGTAGTCCGTGTAGTTCCCCACGCCGAAACCAATGGCGCGAAGTCCCGCAGGGGCAATGTCCGTAATGGCGATGGATTCGAGTTTCGCCAGTTCCGCGTCCGTCCCCGTCTCGGTATTCGTCTGTGCCGTATGGAACGCATCCGACTCCGATGTCAGGTAAATACGGTCCATCGTGATCGTTAGATAACGAACGTCGTTCATGTCCGAGTCTGAGACTAGTTCCCAATTCAGGCCAGCCCCGTCTCCAGTGGCCCCGGCTGAATCCCAGATGGCCCCGGCCTTACCCGTGACCTTGAAGTCAAGGAGTTGGGTGGCGATGTCGTCTGTGATGCCGAGGCAGTTCGTCGCAGAACCCGTGGCGATCATGTCACCGCTAACGGTGCATTTACGCGCATAGTTCCGATTGCGCCCGTCTTTGTCGAGGACGAACAAGTCCTCTTCCATGACCTTGGCGTTCCGTAGGAACGGGATGGTATAGAATGTTTGGTCGGTCCCGGTGTCCCGGACTTCCCAAGTGCTGATTCCAGCAATTTCCACGTTGGCGCGTGCGCCGAGTGCGGTTGCCATGTCACTACCCCTCTATGTGATGTGAAGCGAATGTGAAACTACTGTCTTACTCTTGAATCCAAAGCACGGTTACTTCGTCATTCTCAAAGTCTTTGCGTATCTCTGTCGCGTAGTACGTGTCCGGGTCCGTCGAAATCAAATCATTTATCTCAATGCGCTTCATCGGCTTGATGTTCAAGTGCGAGGCAACGCCCGACTCCGTGAACTTCAGACCGCTATACGTACGCTCGTACATCTTGCGGCCCTCCGTGAATCGGCGCGAGTAGTACAGCACAAGTGCGGTCTGGATGTGGTCGTACAGGTCTCGCCATGCGTCCGCCTGGTAATCATAGAAGCCCACCAGTTGAATCGGGAGCGTTCCCCCGGCCCCATTGTCGTAATGCAACGAACGGTACCTGTAGAACAGGAACCCAGTCGTATTGAACGGGTCCAAGATAAATTCCGGCGAGAAGTCCATGTCGAACTCAATGAACTTCCCCGGCTCGGTCATTGAAAGCCCAGCGACGGGATTAGAAACCCAACGCGGACCCAACGTTTGTGCGGACTCGCGCCCGTTTGCCGCCCATGAGAAGTACGTCGGACGGTCATACACTCCGGTTGTAACCTGCTCCATCGTTGTTTGCAGGTCTGATACCTTTACGTTTGCGATCTTGCTAGGCGTGTCAGAGATTAGCATTGACTTCACGACACCTCCTTCCGGTGTCACCAGTCCCGCGTATGAATTACCGCGAGTGATAAACTCAATGCGGTGCTGGTCGGTTGCGTCTCCGGCATACGTCCCGTCAGCCTGTCCGTAGAAGTATCGGGCAACCCATCCGAAGTTGAGACAGAGCGACATTAGCAGGTCGTAAGCACTACCGTAACGACTCGCCCAATGATGCGGGTTGTCGTTTGTGGCCGGGGTGTTGAAATAGCCTCGCGGAATGTCTGTGTCGGGGTCAGAGTTTCCGTACACAAGCGCGTCCTCTACCGCCACGACGGTTGAAACGTCCGCCTTAAATAGCCTGATGTCGGTCCCACGGATGAGGACGTTCGTTGTGGCGTATGCCTGTGAAAACCCAGAGGCAACGATGGAGCCGAGGATACTTTCTATCGTCCATGTGTCCGCTATTGCGTTCTCATGTGTCAGTAGTTCACTAATGACAGTATCGGCAGTCACGTCCTTCAACGCGCCAATTAGAGATACAAGCCGGAGTTTGACCGTTCTTTCAACGGTAGTCTCTACCGTGTTAAGGTAGTGTTCAGGCCACTCAATCTCTTGACGATAGACCTTGCCCCAGAAGTAGAACGTGTCCGTCCCATCTTCGGAGAGAACGAACCTCAGCGACACCTCACGCGAGGTGTCGGACTGGATAACGTGATACCAGAAACCCTCATCGTAGGTCGTGTAATCCTCGGTTAGTTCGATCTCCATACTCTGAACGTCAACGATGCCCGGCTCTACGTCTATCAGTTCGGTCAACGGGCCGATATGTGTTACTTGGACACCTGACGGTATCGTGGGGGCGGCAACGTCACTCTCAAGAAACAACGTAACCTTCATTGTCCCCGCCGCATTATTCTCAATGTCGGACAGGACGTAACCAGTTCGTGGTGCGCCGCATTCGGCATACACGGGAAATGTGAACGGGGACGCTGGGGGTTGAGATGCGGAGTCGTGTGAGACCGACCACGTTGTATCGTCCACCTGCACGGCCCCAGGTATGTATGTCGCCGTAACGGTTCTTGTCCCGCCAGCCGCCGTAAGCGTGAACGAGGTATCGCCCGGACCTAAGTAGAACGGTGGGGCAACGCTGGCGATACTCACAACAACGTCATCCGTCCGACCTGCGTTGGTAAAATCAATAGTCAGAACCTTTTGTGTCCCGGCTTCGACCACTCCAAAGTCTAAACCATCGACAATCGATATATTGAGTATCGGCTGTGCCATTACATCTGCCTTCCGCGTCGATTCAGCGACGACTTGGCCTGAACCAACACAAGGTCATTCCCGGATATGCGCGTCTCAAGGACTATCGGTTGATTGCCCGACCGTGAGAATTGCAGGCTCTTGGAGTGGCTCATCACCTCACCGCCGACACGGGGGAAGAACAACTCCGGGCCACGCTCGCCTACGACATAAGGCTTGCCGGATTGAATCGGACCGCCACCCGCCTTGCCGCTAAAGCCCGCAAGCATCGTGGCCCCGATACCGCCAAAGGGCCCGCCAATAAGTGTCAGAAGCGAACCAATCGCGTAGTTTGCCGCCAACTGCGACATGGTAGAGGCGAACGCCTGAGCGAATGAACCGAGGAGCGTATTCGCCCCGCCGAACATCTGGGCGAACGCTTGACCGATCTGTCCGACAGAGTTTGCCATTGCGTCTGTGCCGGAGAGGACGGATTGCTCGAACGCGCTGAATGATTCCTCTGCCGGTTCAAACATCGTCCCTGGTTGTCCTGCACGCTTTCCCGCACGCTCACGGGCAAGTTTTCCCTTTTCTAGTCCACGCGCACCTCGCATCCCTGCCCATCGCTCTTCCGTGGCTTTTGCACCCTTCGGATCACCCGGATCGAATGCGGCCGAATTTCGCTTCTTTTCTTCTTCGGCCAGCGCCTTGGTTGCTTTGGCATTTTCAATCAAAAGTTTGTAGCGCAATGACCAGAATCCGGTATCATCCGTCATCGTCACGCCGAACGCCTTAAGCCCCTCAGTGTCCCCTGCCGCGCGAAGGGCGGCTATCCTTTGACGCAAATCCTCAATCGCGTCCTTGGCGTTGCCAGCCCTTGCCTTGCCCATAAGGGAAGCGATAAACTCCCCCTGTGGACCAGCAAGCGACGCGGCAGACTTCTTCATCTCGCCCATCCACCAGACCAACCCACCTATTGCGGCGGCGGCAATCGCTATCGGAGCGGCGGCGGCGGCTAATGACGCGCCGAACACGGCGAACTTCCCACCTGCTCCTTGTGCCGCGATACCAAGACCAGATACGGCGAACTCTGCCTGTTGGAATCCGGCTATCGCGGTCCCCAACGACTTCCCCAGCCCTGAATCGCCCAGCATTGTCCCAAAGACTTGGACCGTCTGCGTGGCCTCGCGCATCGTCCTATCGCCAAGACGTTGCTCACGGTAGAATCGACGCAGTTCCTCCCCGGTCTTGAAGTAGGACTGCATCATCTTGCCGTTCGCCGTTACCGTTGAGGACGTGGCAGATGCAATCGTGTCTTTGACCTTGACAATCTCCGCCCCTAACTTCTTCTGAAGGGGGATATTGGAAACGGCTACATTATTGAGTTCGGCATTGAGCGACTTGAGATGTTTCCTCATGTCCCCAATGGTCGTTCCACCGTCGACGCTTACCCGAAGTTTTATCTCTTGGTCAGCCATGCGAATTCATTACGCGCTCGTTCACCATTGCCTCGTATTGTTTGAAACTGACGTAACGGATGCAGTCGTGGAAGGGGATGTCCCATACTGCGGCATCCTTTGATACGTCCCCATCTGTGAGTTGGAACACCAGATAGTCTAAATCGTATTCTTTCGGCACGTCTGGAATTGTGACCTTCGCCTTGCTGGGCCTCAATCCCTTGAAAGCCTCGCGTACAGCCTTTACGCGCTCACTTTCGAACGTGCCTGCGTAAAACCCTGCAACGCCTCAATAATCCTGTGCGGGTCAACGTCTGCGAATAGCGGGAACTTATTGGCATCGAAAGCAATGGCGCAGAACTCAGCCCACTGTCCTTCGATCTCCGGCAACTTGTCCTCACCTTCATCCTCCAGGTATGCGAGCATCCCGTTACGCAATGCATCACAAAGTTTCAGCCCCTTCTTCGCATCCCTCATCGAAACTTCGACCTTGAACTTGTACTCTAGTCCGGATAGTTGCATCATGCTTCCCCTATGTTTTTGGTAATGATGAAGTCCCTCAGGATAACGTCCCCGATCTTCTCTACGTCAAAGTCAGTCAGGACCATGAACGGGCGGGCCGGTAGTCTTGCCGCGTGATTCCTACCAGTCATTGTGAACGTCCCCCAGTCTTTGCCATGCAACGCCCGGAGAATTGCGCCGACGTTGGACGCTGACCGTTTCTTCCTACTCCGCAAGGGCATCCAATCTTTACCGACCGAAGTCTCAGCCCATGTGTCGCCACCCTCAGATTCAATCGACTGATACAGCCCACCGCTTGCAACTAGTGGCGTTCCACCTCTCGGCGGAGCCAATGCGGGCCATGCGAACGGCCTGCCACCCATCGTGAAGTTGAGTTCAATGGCCTTCTGCATGATGTCCGCAACTTCGACCATTCGCTCGGACAGGTCGGTATTGACCTCCGGGATAGTCCCGGTTATGGTTACGCTAATCAACGGTAGTTCCCCAGACGAGCATTGCCGGGAACTGATAGACGGACGTAATGCGCGTCAGCGTCAGGGATGCGGGCCAACCCACGCCAGCCGACAGAGCCTCAGTTGCGCTAGAGACGATAGGGTATGTCGTTGATTGCCCGGTAAAGACTGCCGCCATACCGTAGTTCACATCCACGCTAACCACGTTGAAGCGCATCGTCCCGGTAGTGCTGAAGTAGGTAGAGAAAGCAAAGTACACCCAGCCCGGTCCCACTGTTGCACCGTTGACGAATGACGCGGGCATGACGTTGGAAGCCACATAAGCCGTTGCCGCAGTCGAATCGACCAATGCCTTGCTCGAATTATAGACCGCGAAAGAAACAGTCCTAACAGGGCTTGAGCCAGTCAACGCCCCGGTATAGACGGCGACCTTGCCGAGTTTCATCTTTGTCGGTAGATACGTCCCCCAGACCTTGATAGAATCGTTGACCGTGGCGGTGAACCCCGTGGAACTGGATGCGCCCGTGTGCGTCAGTCCGGCAAAGTTCTGGACGAATACGAAGTTCTCATCCGGGAACGAGTTAGACGTGCCGCCCTGTATCTGCCAGCGCGTCCCGTCGAATCTCACCGTATTGACTTGACCGGAGGCAATGTCTCCGTCAGCAAGTGCCGTAGTCCCGGATTTGGTCAACTGATACCAGCCAGTCGAATCCACGTTGAGATACGCCGCGCCCGTATTGGCAACGTCAGCCTTAAAGACTGCGACCGATCCAGTCCGTAGTGCGCGAATCTGAGGCACACGGTTGATGCGGAATGAATCTATGCCAGCACTCGAAGCCCCGTAGTGGATAAGCCCGGTCTGGGAGTAGTTACCGCCCACGTATTGATTGCGTGAGTTGATAGAGTCCTGTATGTAGAAGTTCAGAGAGTCCTGCGTCCACAAGGGCTGACCAGCCGTGTAGGTCGTCGGGAGGTTGGCGTTCGTCCCACGCTTGACCTGAATCGTGGTGGTCTGTGCGATAAGCCCCGTGGAAACGAGAACGAGGAGCAAGAGTAGCCTATTCATCAGAAGAACCCCCCGTCGATAGTCCCGCCGCCAGTTGTGCCAAAGTCCTGTGCGTCTGCGTTGTCAATGAATGTCGAGCCTTGATGCCTGACCCTGATTGTGAACTGTGCATAGACCGCCGCCTTGTTGCGCCTCTCCGTCAGACCTACAAGCGGGAACGTCCTGATTTGTTGCTTAGGCGTTACGTTCCAGGCTGAAAGACTTGCGTTGATATACTTCTTCATTATCCGGTAGATAATGCGCTTGATGTCATGCCTCAAAGCCTCGGTTGCGTCAATCAGTTCAGATGCCGTGTAATCTTTCGGGCCATTGGACTGCGTGGCCCCCTGGACGAAGATTGTCGCGGTCGTATCGGCCACGGTCCAGTTGTCATCCAGGAACTTCACGTCCTCCGGGCCTAGTTCTACGCCGATCTCAGGGAAGTCTGTGATGTCATCCACCCTGCGAATGGCGTTAATCACCCTTACAGGAGTCGTGCGGAACCCGTTAGCCACGGAGATAGTCGCAAACTCCGCGATGATCTCATCCCGTGCGTCTTCTATGCGAGAGGTGGCCATTTAGCGTATCAACTGAATCTGCTTGCGTGGTCTGAGATACGGACGGAGCATATCTTTCCACTTCGGCATCTGGTCCTCAAATGACCATGAATCCGAACCGCCGCCCGTGTTTGACTTCGATGTGCTAGAGATACCAAGACGGTTAGAGCCAAGTCTGGGATCGTTCGACTCCCGGAACCTCGTGGCAACCATCTCGTAGGCTACTTGTTTGATTCTCGCCGGGGTCGTGGCATACCCAGAGGTGTAGGTCAACTTGAGGTTGAACCTACCGTAAGGGAACACCGCCCCGTATAGTTCAATGGCATCACTTCCCTCGGTATCGAGGAGAATGTAGTCCGTGTCGCTCACAACGTCCGTCCACGTCCCGTTAGGGTCTGAGCGGTACTGTAAGACGGTGATTGCCGTAACGGGTGGGTATTTCGGGATGTGGAACTCTGTCCCGTCGCCGCTACCGATCTCTGCGGCCACAGCCTGAGAACCCTTGACCTTGCGGCCCAAGTAGTCCTCCAACCAGTTCGATACGTCAGTGATGAACGTGCCGATGATGGTATCGGAGTCAGTCCCGGAAATCCCTAGATACGCCTTGACCTCTGCCGCCGTCAATATGTCTTGCGCCGCCATGTCGTTACCTTATTTTCACTGTGCCAGCACCAGCAACGGGAGTCAGTGTATTGGCTTGTCCTGATTCATCCAAGCCCGCAGGGTTCCAGTCCACGTACAGGACTGTCGTACCGTTACCGATGGTCTTGGGGAAGCCCTTGCGCCTCCAAGTCGCGGAGACGTAGGCTATCATGTTGGCAATGTCTGAGGGGAGAGCGTCGAAGCGGACTACCATCACGGGACCGATGGAACCGGGAAAGAACGCTGTTCCTCCTGAATTGTCGCCAAGTGTTGCTTGAGTGGCTGCTGTGGATGCTATTTTCCCAATTGCTACGACAGATGACGTTTGAATCGCGGAACCGTCCAGATACTTAACCGCGTTTCCCGTGCGGTCAATCGTGCAGCCAATAAGACGGTATGATCCAGTGACTAAAGACGTCCCGCCTGTTACCTGTGAGACGGTTGCAATTGAATCGTCCAGTTGAAACGCAAAAAGGTCCGTTGTTGCCGTACTATACAGTGTGTATCTGGGGCCGGTTGACGTTCCTCTGTAGGTGAAAATCACCTTACTGCTCGCACTCGTTACCGCCTGATTCACCACCGCCATCACCACCGCATCATACGCCTGCGTCAGAGAGACATCATCGACGTAGAGGGAATCGCCTGCGGTGGGGTTGCGGAATTGAATGGCTAAACGTAGCCCAGTCTGCGTTCCGGCTGCCTGTGAGTTCAACACCAACTTCGTCCACGCTCCCTTGGTTGGTTCAACTGTTGTGCCGATAGAAAACGTCGCACCCGTCTGGTCGGCTAGGTATAGCCTGACGCTATCCGAGGCATTGGTGGTTGGCAAAAACACCCACGCTTCTGATGTGAACTTGTTTGTGGTAGCGTCTGACACTTGGCCCGAGGCCAATCGCAGTATGCCCGCAGCCGTTCCATCACTTCGACACGCGGCAGACCCAACACCTGTTCGCACCCTGTCAAGATTGGTATTCCTAGCGAGAGAAAGCCCCGTTTCACCGGCCCATCCAGTCGTATTCGCTTCAAATCCTGGGTTAGGCAACTTCTCCGCCCCGTTCAAGTCCAGTCCAGTGGGCGAGGACTTCGACCAATACTGACTCGTCCCGTTCAACTGTGTCGCAAACTGAGGCCCGTTATACGGGGGCCTTTGGTCGAACTGAGCAAGGGCCAGAACGGGAACCAGCAAAATGAGGAATCGCATGACTCCCCCTTATTTCAGCAATCGCTGAACGGTCAGCCCCAACCAAACACGACCGGAGAACTTAGGCGTGTATGCGCTCGTCGCTGTCAATACGCCATACAATCCGTTCGTGTATGTGCCTGTGATTGGAATGTTGATATTGGCCTCTGCCACAGCGTTGCCACCGGATGAAGCACCTACGCCTTGAGCCGATAACGAGAAGTCGATGTAGCCGACAAGGGCCGTGCGAATGGCATTGTATGGAATGACATAGGCCGCATTGTCCGCGATCTTCGAGTAGTCGGTAGAGTTGTTGTAAATCCAAAGCCTGAACGAACCCGCAGTCGAGGCCGTGTCAAGGACAATCCTTGCGCCTACGATGTACGAATGGCCGGGGAAGTTATCGACCTTGGCGAAGTTCAGAATGGCACTATCAGCCAATGACGTTACAATATCCCCTGCGGCATAGGCCGTTGCATTAGCAGGGCGCACGAACGAGAGCGTGTCCTGGTAAATGAATGTCTGTGCCGAAAGCAATGCGGGGACACACAGCAAAAAGAGAATTCGTTTCATGTTAGCCCTCTAAGTGGACCGCTTGAGGCGGGACGGCTCTAGAAACCGCCCCGCCCTTGCGGAATGAGACTACTGGTACTTCTTGCGGATGATCGTCTTCAACGTGGTCACGGGATTAGCCGAAGTGCGGCCGATCTCCGAGCCATACGTGCGAATACGAACATACGACCCACCCATTGCGCCAGCCGGAAGTTCGTAAGCCTTGTTAGCCCCGACCGTGCCTGTGGTGGAAAGCGAGTCAAACAACGTATATGCGCCGAAGGTTGCGCCGTCATCAGAAACGGAATACGCCAGGAGAACACCAGCCGAATCGTTCCCAGCCGTAACCAGATGCACATATACCTTGGCGAACCCAGTGAGTGAAATGGTCTGCGTGGTGTCGTCAAGTGAGGTGCTCGTGGCTACCGTCCGAGCCGACATGACCGTACCAGCCGAGAGAGTCTTGGCCACGTACTTCACATCAGGACGGAAGGAGTCTTGAGCATTCATCCCCGCAACGACGAACAGCGCAAGGACAACGCTAATGAGTGTTTTCATGTGTGTTTCTCCCATTAACTGTTGTTACCGACGCTGGATGCGCAGGTACCGAGAACTTGATTCGCGCTGTCGATGGTATCGTATTCACCAACCCACGACCAACCGAAATGAACGACTCTCAGCAATTTGTCGAACGGACCGGAGATGACAAGCCGAAGCGGATCAGACTCGCCCTTACCGAGAGCGTTGAATCCGACCACGTTCGTATTGTACGTGTCAACCGAACCCGCACCGCCGTCAGTCGTGACGGTGGCGTTGCCACTGCGAAGCCAACGGATACCGCCGAACATACCGACCTCACCGCGAAGCACGGAATTGGGGTCAGCATACCGACCAACATCCGTCCAACCGCCGTTTGAAGCGTCCATACGGAGGTCGTGCAGAACGTCGTCGTGAGCGATACCAAGATAGAATCCACCGATGGAGGGGATATTCGCACGGTTCAGTTTATTGAACAACCGACCAGCGAACACCTTGTCCATGATGTCCTCAGCGCCAACGGTCGCCGTTGACGTGGCGGCATTGGGCCAAATCTGAGTCCCACCGAACGCATCAAGAGCCGTAATAGCCAGCCCGTCCAACGAGTCACCAGCATTGAAGCCGATGGTCTGTGCGGCGGCAATCGAGGCCTTGTTGCCTGAATCCAGAGTGGCCTTCTTCAGCAACGAGATAGCATTGCCGTAGTCAACCGGGGTGATGTAGACAACCGAATCAGCCAGAGCAACAGACGCAACCTCTTCGCCGTCCGTGATGCCAGACGTGATCTTCGACAGGCTCGCATACTTCGCAAACTGGAAGATCTTCGCCGGGCCTGATTCAAACACGGTCACGGCTTGTTCGGCCACGAGTTGCGGCTGTGCGGCCAAGAAGACCACGTTGTTGAACTTGGTTACCTCATCGGCATCAAGAACTGCCGCATCGGTAATTGTAGTGTATATGTCACCCATTGCTTTGATCCTTCAAAAGATGTGTGTTACTTTGCCCGTTTCAGGTTCCCTACACGCTTGGCGTAGTCGATTGAACTTTCGCCGGGTTTAGGCTTCAACTGCTCCTCGAACCCCGGATCAACCCCACCGCCTAACGCTTGTCGGCCACCTGCCGGGCCTGTGATTTGCTTTTCCGCCAGTTTCATAAGTGCCTTCAGCGAGAGCGACTCACTTGTCGCAATCTCCTTGTCGGTCCCATCTGGGATGCGAGAGACAAGGTGTTCTCTCAGTTCTTTCTCCTGTGCACCGTATGTTTCTGTCCGCTTTCGCTCCGCGTCCAAGTCGGCTTGATACTTCTGGGCATCTCTCGCGGCTTTCTCGGCATCCACCTTGAACTTGTCGCGCTCGGCCTCGGCTGTGCGCCGTGCTTCCTTGGCATCGTTGCGTCCCCTGATAATCTCCTGGACCTGATCGTCCGACCAGACCTTAGGTGTCGGGGTTACTGCTACCGTGGTAGTTTCCGCTACCGTGGTTGATGTGGCCTCCGCCATGATAATCTCCTTGCGGCATCCGCCGCGTTTGCTACCGGAATCCCCCGGCTAGGCTTGTCCTGCTACTTCAAACTGCGGGCACTTGATGTAAATGCCATAAGGCAACCGAATGACGCGAGCCTTGACACCTGACTTGAGCAACAGGGCGACCAATGCCTCGGCCTCTCCCGGTGCTAGAATCTTGGCGTGTCTCGGTCTTGAGTATGCCTCCAACTGCTTCAATGGATTCACAACCGGGACTACCTTTGGGGTCTCCTCCGTCTGAGTCTCGGTCGGTGGTTCGACCGTTACCACTTTACGCTTTGCCATGTCCGGCCTCCATGAGTTTGAATATCTGAGCAGACCTGAACGGCCTGCGTTGTGTGACTGAGTTCCTACATTCTGGGCTACCTACCGCGAAGACCCGGCATACTTCCGGCCTGGTGTCGTATATCGTGCACTTGCCATGTTTCAGGGCTGAACACTTGCACTCTAGTCTCACGGCCCCTCGTTCGTCCTTGCCGTGTAGCGCATACCAGCGTTGCGTGTCCTCGTCCTTGAACGCTAGGGGCAGGACTATCGACTCACAGCACGCGCCCTTACAGATATCACACGGGCTTACCATCCTCGGCCCATCCGGTACTCCTTGAGCCAGTCAGCCTTGACCGTGCGCCATGCGCTCAGAATGTGACTGGGAACAAGGATGCGCCAGAATAGGAAATGCTCGAACCGGGATCGACCCGGCATTACGCACCAGTCAGCGAACATCAACCACCTCATCCGACATCCGGTGGCACTCGTAGCACTTGAAGCGATTGTCTGCCTGCCACTGAGTCCTATACTCCTCATGCCCGCAATGGGGACAGGGAATCTTCACGTCCTTCGCTACCGGGACTACCTCCCTGATCGTTCCCACGGCTACACCGTCCTTGAGTTGTGTGGCGAACTCACGCCCCGCGTTAATGGGCACGTAGTCAAAGTTGTGCTTCCCCTGTGTCTGCATTGTCCGGTTCGTCTGTTTGTTCGGGTTCTAACTGTGCTGGTCTGGGGAACAACTGCGCCTTGAGTGCTAGGTTCTCCTCAATCAACGCCTGAGCCTGTTCCCTTGATATGCCTTCGTCCTCATCGGCCATGTCGTCAATCGGCGTCCAGAGTCCGTACTGATACTTCCAGTCCTTTTCCTTCCGTTCGTCTTCCGGTGACTGACCCACTTCGGGCAGTTCAAAGTCAATGCCGAAGACGGCCTCTTCCCCGATCTTCTCGCCCGGTACGTGGAAGTTCCAGATCGTGCGGCTTATCTGATACAGGGCTTTCTCTGCAGGCCTAAGTAGTTCAATGTCATCAGCCCTAAGTTCCTGCAATTCCTGATTGTCTATGGCCTTTGCCGCGCCTGACTGTGCCGTCTCGTCAATGCTCACGCTTGAGGCCGGGAGTCCGCGTTGCATGGCGGCAGTCTTGACCATCCAATCTATCTGCTTCAACGCCACTTCAATCGCCGGGTCTGGATGGATATACCCAACCGAGGGCATTACGTCCCCGGTCTGTATCTTGTCAATGGCCACTACGGCATCGGGACCAATGCGGTAGTTCTCAGGCAATTCAAAGTTGATGGCGTAGAGTTGCCCATGCGTCTGCATGAGCGTATTGTAGTTCGTATTAGCAAGGAGGACGTTGATCTTCTCGTTGATGTCCGCCAACTGTGTATCGCCTTCGCCCCAATGGTCCTCGTTCGACATCCTCAGCCTCACGGGGAAGAACGGGAGCACACCGTAACGGTTCACGCCATTCCACGGGTTACGTCCTGGGATGGGTCGCTTGTCCTCGTTGACAATCCAATGCTCTGTCTCTGTCCAAATCTCTGTCTCTTCCTCGTCCCCACTTGTGACCGTGAACTCGACGCGCTCCGGCTGGAGGTAGTCTTCCTGCCGTGCTGTGACCTTCAACTGGTGCGGTGCAAATACGTCATACTCAAGGTGTGCATCGGGCGTGTTCTCGCCCCTCCAAACGGGGTGAACGTAACAGGTATCGAAGGCTTTGGCGTATCGGTTCCACGTCTTAGAGGCGGCGTTGATATTGCTACCCGATAGCATCCCCTGGTAACGCTCGTTGTGCGGGTTGTCGTTCGTCTTGCCCTGCTCGGACTCGACCAAGAGATACCTCTCGGCTGGTTCCTGATACACGACGGACAAGCGGTTGATAATGCGGCGGAAGATGTTCAGATACGGAAGGGGCATCGAGGCAATGGTATTCGAGTGAAACATCCCTCGCATTGCTTCGATCATGTAACGCTTGATTGCCGCCTCGTCGTTCGTGAGGTAGTTATACAGGCGCTCGAAGTGCTTCTTGCGCTCTGATTCGTAGTCCGGTTTGCCCGTGTTGAGTTGGATGGTCTGAGCCAATGGACTGCGGAGAATGTCGTTCAATCGGGTGAGTAGTGCCATGCTTAGAATATCCTTACCGTAGCCCGGCTGTTCGTTACCATCAGTTCAGTCAAAGCCCACACCAACGCATCCATACGATTCGGTGAGGGGTCGCCCGGCATCCACGTGCACATCTCTTCTTCCATCTCAGGGAACTGCCCTACATGATGCACCCGGCCCTGTTCGTATAGTGCGGCCACGGGTTCGGCCCTTGTCAACTTGCCACGACTCGCGTTGACCTTCTTGTACGAGACTTCCGGGTCAACCATTCGCAGGGTCAACTCTACCATATCCCCGCCATTGTTAGCCTCTGCCACGATCCGGTCTGCCTTGTGCTGGTGGTAGGCTACAACTGCTCGACGTGCCCATCCATCGGGAGATGCACGTAAGGAATTGTCGGCCAGTACGTAGCCATGCCCATTCGTCCCTACCCCGGCAACGACAATACCCGCTTCGTCTGAGGTTGCGGTTGAGGTCACGGATGGGTCGATTGAGACAATGATACGCGCAAGGTCTGGGGCTTTGTCAACTCTGAGGGATTCGATTCGTTCGCGCTTCCAGAGGCTACCTTCAACGTCTGTAACTTCCTCGGCCATGATCTCCTGCCTTACGGCAAGGGCCGTCATGTCTTTGCTGATGTCATCCAACGCCGTGCGGGATAGGTGCGGATTGTCGTACGAAGTGAAGTGAAACGCCGCCCAGCGTCCTGACGGGTCTTTCATGGCCCGCTTGTATAGTTTCTCTGCATGACGGGGATCGTTCGCCTTAGACGACGACCGGGAACGAATAGAGGGCGGTGTGAACACAAACACAGCGTCGCCGTCATTATCCAGGAGCATCGGTGCGCCTACAATCTCCCACGCATCCTCGTTCATCAACTGCCACTCATCCAGTATGAGCAGGTCCGCGTAATCTCCGCGCAAGGTGTCGGCGTTCCATGCTGTCTTCGCCCGTATGCGTTGCTCCTTGCCTAAGACTTCGATGACGTGCTCAGTCTCATTCTTCTTCAGGAGTCCATACTTGATAGGCTCTGCAAACGCCCTTGTAACCTCTGACCAAAACCGTTGTATCTGGTCTGATGTCGGCGTTGCGTAGAGAACTCGCTTCCCCTCTAGGAAGGCTTGACCCGCCAATACTGAAACACCTACCGTCTTGCCGCCACGTCTTCCGGCCTTGATGATCTTGCGCTTGGCCTTTGAATCAATGAACGCCCGTTGCTTCTCATGTGGCCGGGGAAATAATACGTCAATCTCCCGGCTGGGCGCGTTCATCATACTTCACACGCAGAACAAACTCGCCATCGGCCTCAATGGTCTGGGGCTTGCGGCTGAACACATACGGGAGGATCTTCTCCAGCATCTTCTCACGGTCTGCCTTGACATCGGAGTTCAGGGCTTCGGCAATAATCTCCATGCAACGATCGCCGAACTTGTCGGGCATATCGCCGCGCTTCCAAGTAGTCGATGACCCCTTGGGCCGTCCTGCTCCGGGTCGTTTGCCACCATTGCCAGCCATTGAATTTTGAATCGGATTGCCGCGTATTAATCGCGTTATCGGTAGGTTAAAACTCCCCCCTCTGGGGCATTGCAAATATACGGACTTGCGCCGGTAGTGTCAAGTCATATCTACCGGGTTATTATTACCGACAAGGAAGGGGCTTCGGCGGGGCTTGCTATGTACGGCCTTGGCAGGGCGGGCAAGGGGAGGATGGAGGACTTGTCCCGCCCCGCTTTCGGCCTAGTTCAGAACCATTCCGTATCTATGGATCGGGAAGCGCACGAATACCATCTTGACATACTCAATTCCCTCCACGACTTTGCTCGAATACCTCAGGGGGAACTTGAATATGTCCACGTCAGGGTTGGCCGTGGGTTCTGGCTCTAACTGTCTTCGGAGTATAACGTCTTCGGGTTCCATAGGTTTGAGAGGCGTGGCCGGGGCTTGCCTTGACTCCGTTTCCGGCTCTTCGGTTCCCCGGCCCAT